CTTACAAACTAAAAACTATTGGTTTTCTATAGTTAACATTTGGAACCACCCTCACCATAACGCATACCCTGACACATTACAATCAGGTACAGGTGCTGCTGATCTAGGAGAAGATTTTGAAGAAGTAAAAACTGTCGCTCCTTTACAAACCTACCCTGGTGATATACTTATATCAGGTAGACATGGAAACACTATTAGATTAGGTGGAACAAAGCATAAATACAATACTCTTACAGAAGATAGTGATAACGGTAAACCTTTTATTATTGTAAAAAATAATATGAAAGAACCAGATGATGGTACATCTTTATCATCTGAGGATATTAACGAAGACGGCTCTTCTATCTATATGGTATCTGACCATGTAGTACCTTTAGAAGAAAGTAATGCAAATGCTAACTCTTGGGAAGAACCAGCTGATCTAGCAGGAGTATATAAAGGAGATCAAGTTGTAGTAAACGGCGGTAGGTTATTTTTTAATGCTAAAGAAGAAGGAGCATTTGTAGCTGCTAAAGAACATATAGGTCTAGCTTCTAAAGAAGTACATTTAGATGGAGATGATATGGTATCTATAGATGGTAAAAAAATATATTTAGGCACTGTAGCTATGAAAAGAGAAGATGAACCAGTTTTGTTAGGTCAAACTACTCAAGATTGGTTAACTACGTTAGTGGATAATTTAGACACATTACTACAGACTTTATCTACTCCTGGACCTCCTCCGGTATACGTTGCTAAAGCAGTTGCTACATCGACAGCTTTACTAGGAGGTATCAAACAATTAAGAACTCAAATAAAATTATTATCATCTAAAAAAGTATTTACTGAGTAATGCCGTACGTAAACATTAAAGAATCTAATCTAGTTAACGCTGTTGCAAAACAAGTTGGAGCAGTACAAGAAATAGCTACAGCTAAAGTCTACGATTTAGTAAATGACTCAATACAAAAAGTTAGAAGAAATGCTTGCCCAGTACTCCCTGAAGCTAATAGATTACAACAAAGAGTAAACCAAGTAAGTAGTAGTATTAACAACATAAGCGCAAGGGTAAATAAATTTAAAAAATTAGCTACTACAGTCTTAACGTTAATTAAGGTGTTTAAAGCCTTATTGAAATTAGTAAAAGGACTTCCAGTACCTCAAGCAGTACCTCCTGGAGTAGGTTTACCTGTAGGTTTTTCTATGGTACAAACAGATTTTTTACATAAGTTTAAAGAAAAAATTAAACAAGGTGGAGATGATGCTAAAGGTATTGTAGAGGTAATAAAAAGTCCTACAGCTAATATTCAAATGTACGGTAAAATATTAAGCCGTATAAACATAGTAACTAATGGGTGTAGGTTAGAAGGTATACTTAAAAGAGAAGTTGCAAGAGGTAGACTTACTAATGAAAGATTAGAACAGTTGGGCATCATAAGAGACGGTGAATACATATTTAGTGAAGTTGGACAAAATTTATTTTCAGATTTAGATTTTACTAGAGACGGTAAACTGTACGAATCTAACAGTGCTACAGGTAAATCAATACAAGAAAAAAATAATATAGCCGATAATGCAGAAAAAGATTTTTTAGGTGCTTTACAAAAGCTTGATGGAGAAGATAATGATGATCTTAAAGGTGCTATAAAAGATTTATTTGATGCCTTTGAAGCACCAGCTGACAACACTGCTGGTACAAACTCAGACTTCTTTTACACTAGTTCAACCGGAGAAGTATTTGAATTAAAAATTAAACTTGATCCTAAGTCACCTAAAATTGCTCCTAGAAGATTTGCAGTAGCTATAGATGAATCAGGAGTAGAGATATTAAAAGGCCCTAAATCCTTCAGTTCATCTACAAAAGTATTATTAGATGAATTAAAATTTAGATTAGATAATCAACTTCCATAACTAAACTATTTATATATATGAAACTCGATAAACTTAGACAAATAATAAGAGAAGAGGTTAGAGCTGCAGTTAAGGAGGAGTTACAAGAAATGCTCAATGAAGCAGTAAAAGTAGCATCAACTCCTGAACCTAAAGCTAAAACATCCGGCTATAAAGCTGTGACACAAAAAGACATTAGCCGTACTTGGTCTACTGGTAAATTAAATAAAGGCACAGTTCCTTTAGAAGAAATGCTTAATCAGACAGCACAGAGTATGACAGGAGAAGATAGTAGAAACTTTGCTAATTCAGGAGGTATCAAGAAACCTAACTTTGCTTCCTCAATGGGTAGTCAAATGGGTATGACTGAAAATTCAGGACCTTTACCTGGCATTGATATTAGCAAGCTAGACTTTGTTAGTAAGGCTAAAGAAGTTTTAGACTTGGCTAATAAAAAAACTAAACAAAGAGTAGGGTAATGGCATTTGAGGTTAGAAAGATAGATCCAAGAGACTTGCAGCCTAGAACTGCAATTGGTGTAAGTTTACCATTTAGCGGTAAAGCTGTCTTTAACTCAACCTTTACATCTGCTGAAGCTATAAAAAATAATCTTATAAATTACTTCTTAACTGGTAAAGGAGAGAGGTATATGAATCCTACATTTGGAAATGGATTACAAAACTTACTGTTTGATCAACTTACAGAAAGTAAAGTAAAACAAATTGATGCATTAATAAAAGCAGATTTAGATGCATTCTTTCCAAGAGTAGAAGTAGTAAACATATCAACTGAAGGTATTCCAGATAGAAATACAGTTGAGTTTAGTATGTCTTATAAAGTGAAAGATACTAATATAGAAGACGAACTAACAATAAATTTTGAACAATAATGGCTGAACAACGAGACATAAAATATATCAATAGAGAGTTTTCAGACTTTAGAACGCAACTTGTTGAGTATGCCAAACAGTACTTTCCTGATAGCTATAATGATTTTTCTGCTACAGCTCCAGGTACTATGTTCATTGAAATGGCTGCTTATGTAGGAGACGTTTTATCGTTCTACCAAGACACTCAATTACAAGAAACATTTTTACAACATGCTAAAAATCCTCAAAATCTTTATACGTTAGCGTATATGATGGGATATAGACCTAAAGTAACCACTGCATCAGAAGTCGATTTAGAAGTTACTCAAGAGTTAGATCCAATTTCAGGAGGAGATACCCCAGATTGGGATCAAGCTTTATTCATCTCAGGAGGAGCAGTTGTAGGAGCAACTGATAGTAATGACACTACATTTATTATAGATAACTCTATTGATTTTAAATTTAGTAGTTCTTACGATCCAACCGAGGTTACTATTACCACTATAGATTCAGGTACAAATTTACCATCTGTATTTCAACTTAAAAAGAAAGTTAAAGCATATTCTGGTACAGTAAACACTGTAATAGAAACTGTAGGTAGTGCTGAAAAGTTTAAAACTGTAGAGATTGAAGATGCTAATATTATAAGAATATTAGATATCACAGATGCTGATGGTAATGTATATCATGAAGTACCATTTTTAGGTCAAGATACTATATTTGTTGAACAAAATAATGATAGCACTTATAACGACCTAGTTAAAAGTTCTTTACAATTACAAAAAGTACCTAGAAGATTCGTCACTAGGTTTACATCGACAGGAGTATTGCAAATACAATTTGGAGCAGGAGTTATATCTGCAGACGATGAAACATTCTTACCTGATCCTACTTTACTTACTAAGTTTGGATCTCAAGATCAAGTTAATGCTATCGATATAGCATACGATCCTTCAAACGTACTATTTACAAGAACGTACGGTTTAGCTCCATCTAATACATCTTTAACCATAAGATACCTGACAGGTGGAGGAATAGGTTCTAACGTACCTGCCAACACTGTAACTAATAAAACTAGTTTAGGTACTATAACTGCAACGGACTCTTCTAAAGAATCTACTTTGGCATTTAATAATGTAGCTCCTGCAACAGGAGGAAAAGATGGAGACACAGTAGAAGAATTAAGACAAAATGCTTTACGTTCATATGCAGAACAAAGCAGAACAGTAACTGAAGATGACTACACGGTGAGAGCATTAGCAATGCCTCCTCAATTTGGTTCAATAGCAAAAGCTTATGTAACTAGAGAATTATTAGCTAATTCAGATAGAAGTGTTTTAGATAAAAATCCATTAGCACTTTCTCTTTACACTTTAGCATACGATGTTGATGGTAAATTAGTAAATGCATCTTCTGCATTGAAGACAAATTTAAGAACGTATCTATCTCAATATATGATGGTGACTGATGCTTTAGATATAAAAGATGCGTTTGTAGTAAATATCGAAGTAAAATACGAAGTATTATCTTTACCTAATTACGCTACAAGAGAAGTACTTACAAGGTGCACTGAAGTATTAAAAGATTACTTTAAAACATCGAAAAGAAATATTAACCAACCTTTAAATCTATCTGAAGTTTACACCGTACTTGATAAAGTAAGAGGAGTACAAACAGTAAAATCAGTAGTTGTTAAAAATCTAGCCGGTGGGAATTATTCATCATTTGCATACGATACTGAAGGTGCTACAAAAGATAACGTAGTTTACCCTTCATATGATCCATGTATATTTGAAGTTAAATTCCCAGACTTAGATATTAAAGGAAGAGTAACAGCAATATAAAATGGCAATATATAGAATATATCCCGAAAAAGATACATACATAGACAGCAACCCAACTACTGCTGGACTGTATGGTAATGCTGGTCTTGATGAAATAGTTGAGATTGCAGGTTATCCTGATCCAACTGATGCTGCAATAGGTAGAACATCTC